ATTATATCACTATTCGATAAATAATTTAAACTTACTGTTTGACTAACGATAACTATTGAACTACGATAGATAAATAACTTAACTACGCGAGGCAGTATGAACGAAGCAACAAGGCAATTAAGAAAGAAGGGTTACACTGTGAATGAGTTCCTATTAGTTATAAATAGAAAGCTTACATGGTGGAGTACACATAAACACGCAACAGCTAAGGATAATGAGCTTCTTATGTTATCAATTAAAGGGTTAGAGGAAAAATAATGGACATTACACACGATCAACTACAAAACGCATTTGTACTATTCATGGGTTGCCTATTCGTATTCGTGCTTATACGTGAGGTAGTATGCTGGTACTGGAAGATTAACAAGGGTATTTTGTTGCAGGAGAAAATACTTGCTGAGTTGGTTAAGCTTAACAAGGTAGATCATTAGTCAATATTTAAACGACCACCTCTTGCGCGTATTGGGAATTGATTATGTATGTAATAACCCAATGCGTCATTAGGATGGTCATTATCATGTGACTTATCCGGCTCGCCTTGTTTATTATAAATCTGCTGCTCTAATGACTCGGCAGTCTCAGGGCATAACACCTCATTTACGAAATACCTTCTTTCCTCATTAGCATTACACAGCATACCTTGAACACTTGCAATTCTATCCTTAACGAATGGGTTCTTAGTTCGAGCATTAACCTTGAAAGATTTCTTTAGTTGACTGATATCAGTTTCAGAAGCATTTGAACTCTTTCTGTTCTGCCCACTTGCATCAGGGTATATTGTTATTCTGTGATTAGGGTATTTAGTTTCGATAGCCTTTAGTATCAAGTAACCCCATGAATTCATCAACGGCAGATGTTATCTTTACGCCCTCGCTGTTATCTTCAACATGAACAATAGCTGACATTTTACCAACGTTAAAATCCATTCCGATATGCAGGTGGTCACTATCCTTTATACTTCTATCAGTATTATTTAATGACCTGTCATAACAAGTATAAACAGCTCCCGATGTAAGGTTAACAAACTCACCATTAAGATAAGCTTCTATCAATTGTGGTGGGTATGAGTCCCTTAACGCTTGAACATAATCAGTAGGCAAGAATGGATTACTCATAGTTGCCGCTTGAATCATCTCATAACCTGGAGCGCGATTCTTTGACCACTTATTGTAAACAAACTTAAAACCTTCAGGAGTTGTAAAGACGCTAACAGTATTCAATGGCTTATCTGATTGCCTTTGATATGTATCAGGCACTTGACGGTTACGAGCTATTATCTTATTGAATGCTTCTTGTGCACGTTCTTGCTTTAAAGTATCAAGCTCGTCAATCTTGGCCCTAAATGATTCATAGCCAACTATTCGAGCAGGGTTATCTAGTGTTCTTAATACAAAGTCACCAACCTGACCAGATGAGGTATAAATAATATTTTCTGATTTGTTGTACTTATAGCGTATACCCCAATCAATTAATTTTTCCTCCATTCTTGGTGCGAGGATCAATCTAACTAAATCATAGGTAGGTTCGTACATTGCAACTAAAGAATTAGCACCACCTTCTAGGCTATCAAGTAATGCGCTTGTACACATAACCTCTGACTTACCCGTACCAAAGCCAGCAACGAACGCAGGAAATTTACAATCCAGTGCTAAAAACTCAGACTGAGGCTGTGTTACTTTTAGGTTAACTTGCACTGATGACTTCTATTTGTACTTTTTGAATAGGTGAGTTATCTGTTGTTTGCTCTCCGTCCCATGCTTTAACGTCAACATGCTTACCTAGTAACTCAAGGTTACGAAGCTTATCAGGCCATTTAATCTTTTTAAGTATGGAGTCAGTATCACCGCTCATCATATCTTGAACATCTATTCCGCTTATTGATGTTCTCCATGCTTTAGGCCATTCACGTATAGCCTTCACATTGCCTGTATTATCGAGTATATCTAAAACATCTAACGAGTCTATCTCTACTAGTCGATTAAGCACGTATTTAGCGTCTATAGCGACAGAATCAACACGTTTAGCTTTTAATTCGGCAATTCTTTCTTGTATGTTAGGTTTAGTTAAGTTTTCGCATGATATTTCTTTTGCGGTTTTATTTGAATAGCCTGCACGAATAGCGGCTTGAGTTGCGTTTAAGTCTATTAGGTACTCTTGGCAAAACATCTCCTGTTTAGGAGTTAATTTCTTACTCATCTCAACCCCCAAGGTTTTAATGTTATCTCTCAGAGATAGTGCGGCTTTCACACCGCGGTTATGTTTATGCTGTTACTGTGATGTTTACCGTGCCGGATGCATTAAATGTAACCGTTAAATCGTTATTCACTAAATCAATAGCATCACCATCATTAACACCTAGCTGAATAGCGTGATAGCAATCATTACCAGCAGTAGAGTTAATAATTAATAATGTTTTTGCAGTGGTTGGGCTTGATGCCTGTTTAGTTAAACTGATATCAGTAAAATCTAATTTAGTAACGCCAGCCGCAATAGTCCAAGCGTTACCGGGTAAAGCGTTACCACCTGCCGAATAGTTACCACCAGCACCTACTTCTGTAAATGATGATAAATCAGGCTCAACAGTTGCTTTACTTACTGTGGAGTATGCGTCTGTTACGAATGCGTATTTAAACGTGTCAGTAACATTATTGTACGTACCCTTACCCGCGTTAAACGGGTAATAGTCGAATGTTTTTAAATCACCTTGTGCCATTGTTCTTATCCTTTACTTGAAACTTACCGTTATTGTATCAGGTTTAAAGCCTGCTGTATAAATGTCATCTGCGAAGCCTGCTGTAACATTACCTATTACTTGCCCTTCGCCTACCTGAACTATTACCGGGTAACTATTGTAAACTATTGCGCCTAATGTGGTTGTTACGTCAATCAATCCAGACAACAAGACTGTGGCATTTTGACTAGTGTAATCAATAGCACCTAATGTGGCACTTACCAATGTACCGCTTGCTAGAGTTACTGTCGTGTTATTTGAGGAGTAATCTATAGTGCCTAGTGTAGCAGTCACATCAATTGAACCAGTTAGCGCAACAGTAGTATTTTGAGAGGTGTAATTAATTGCGCCTAGCGTTGCTGTTACGGTTATTCCAGTATCGGCAGAAGGAACAAAATAACCTCTATGACGTAAGCCCATTTTAAAGCTCCGTTACTTCCCAGTTGAATGCTCGTCCCGTTCCTGCTGTTTGCTCTAATGTTGCAACAAATTCATTCGGTGAGGCGATAGGAATGGATAGTGTATTTAAAATACTTTGCACGTTAGCGTAATTTGCTGTGTATGTTGTTCTTGTTGTTCCTACGCTTCGTACTTTTGTTTTTATTCTTAATGTTAGTTTGTCGCCTAATACCATATTAGATAAATCAACACCTAATACATAACTACCTGCATCAGTAATCGTTGATAATGTATGCTCTGTACTTATAACCGCTGTTTGTGAGCCGTTCGCTTTACTTGTAGCCATTATTTAATCCCATATATTACATAGTCGTTATCAAAATCCGCATCAGCAACAGAAGCCGCCGCTCTTATTGATAGTCTTTGCCCTATCGCAACTTCTACCATATACGCACCAGCTAATAACCCTGAGCCACTTTCCGACGCCGTTGTAGCAGATAAAATATCACTTATTATTACTTCCTCATTACCTGCACTACCTACCGCTACTTGATAGTTATACTTACCGTTTTGCCAAGAGCCGCCCTGTCGATGACTTGCGATGGCGATAGCGTGTATTTCGTCAGTAGTTGACGCGGTAATCTCAACCCATGAACCAAAAACCCCAACAGATGATCTCGCCACTAATGTTCCTGTTGATGTTGCTTCGTCGTCACCGTATGCGATTGCTTCAGAAAAGCCGGTAGGTTGTTTAAAGTTACCTGCTGATAATATGATAAACATATTAATTGCTAGTGAACTGTTGTTTGCTTGGCATCTTGCCGATATTCTAACGCCTGACTGAAATGAGATGGGGAGAGTCACCCTACTTACTAAAGCGCCAGGGGTGGATGTTGTTTTTACATAAACATTGTGTATTACTACCTCTTCAAATCCTGCATCACCAACTGAAATGTCAACAAGGAAATCACCTAACGCAGAATTCAGGCCATCAAAAACCAACTCTATGCTGTTTGAGTCTAAATCATTATTAGCAGCAGATACCAACTCAACATAAGCACCTTTAGTGTTAGCTGATGCTGACGCTGTTATTGATGTGCCTGTTGTGGTTGCTAGTACAAACCCTGCTGACAATGCTTGCATGCCGCCCAATAAGGGAAAATCAGCCATTTAACACCTCGCTAGCTCTACCCTCTGAAATTAATCCTTGTGACTCCATATAGTTTACAGAGTTAATTGTATTTTCAGAACTCATACGAACACGATCGCGAAAGTTTAAAATATCTAATGAGCTTTTTATAATCTGGTCGGTATTTGCGGCGTTAACTATTGCTATCATTTCACTATCAGTGAATAAATCTAAATAATCATCACGACTTAAAATTCGATCTTGAACAACTTCATCAAAGTCTAGAGTCTCAGCATTCCACACGCCTGTTTTATCTGACTCTTTCACTGACATACCATCAGGTATTTTATCAATCGTAGTAGCGGAGCTAATTAAAACACCATTTGAAATATTATATAAATGTTTCATTACTTACCCTTGTTTATCTAGTTTATCTAAAATCTTTAGTATGCCTTCATTGACATTATCAAACTCTACAGCGGTGTCATGTATATGAGCATCTAGCTTTTCACCATGCTCGTCAATAATCTCTTCATTCTTGTCAGCCTTACCAAGCTTAAAAGAGTTGTATATATTAAACCCTATAGCAATAAATCCGAAAACAATAGTAGCTAAAACACCTATACCAGCAGCGTTCGCATTAATCCAATCCCACTGACCAAAAGCTAAGGCACTACTTGTTGCGCCCGTACCTACCGTCAATATGCTTGAGCCATCCGCCAATGCCTTTAAGGTTTCTTGTTTCACGATCTCTTCTCACTGTCTTTATGTGTAAGCAAACTCTGGTAACTACGATTAAGATAATGATAAGTCCGTAATAGCAAGGGTAAGTAATGAAACATTTATATAATATTTCAAATGGTGTTTTAATTA